CAGTAAGGATTTTATCTCTACTCCATGAACCTTGAATATTGTTTGTCCAACGATAAGCATACTCAAGACACTGATTTGCATCAGTAGCTTCACTAATTACTTCCCAAGGAACATTAACCTCAGCGACAGTAACAGGGGTTTCTTCAAACGCAGCATGTATTACAGTAACTTTTTTCATAATATATTCTCTCTCTCTCAATTTACATACCTATTGTACCAAACCAGAATCGGTTTGTCAACAGTTTTTTTAAAGTATATCGGCATCCCAACATATTTGGGCCAGTTTTGATTCCATTCGGTATGCCTCTTTCTCCCAAGGCAAATCCCAATAGTCAGTGCTTTCTGAAACCTTAGACTTCTTCCAGCGTGTGAGACTTCCAGAAACTTCAGCACACAACTCTTTACGAGCGAACTGTTTAACATGTACCATCTCGTGACACAGTGCAGTCACAAAGTCCTTCAGAGATAGGTTACGACTGATCTCTATCTCAAACTGTCGATTGTTGTCTTCCATCATACAGTAAGCGATTGCGTCTTTAACGTCCTTAATCCTAACTGTGATTTCTAATGTGCGTAGTCGGGGCATAAGTTCATCAATCATCTTTGCTACCACATTGAAAGCAATTTCTTTCTGGGACTCTTTACCACCAATAACGTCAATCATATTCATATCTGTCTCACTCTTTATCAGTTTATGTAGCCATTATACCATTGTTATCATAACATGTCAAGTACTATTTACACTTTATTTCCTTAAATTTGCGTCTTGATTTCGAGAACTGCTTCATAGGTTTGCTGAAGATAATCTCTTCAGTAGTACCTTCTTTGATGTAGCCCACACAGTGCTGGGACTTGTCCAGTATGTAGGTATGACTTGGTACATTGTACCCTAGAGCATCGACATCCCACTTGGTGACTTCCTGTAAATACTGCATAATCTCTCTCTTTTCTCAATTTGTACACCTATTATACCATTGTTATCATAACATGTCAAGTCTTTTCGTAAAATAAATCAAAAAAAAAGTCCTTGCAGAACAAGGACTTAGAAATTATTTTCAATTATTTTCAATTATTATGCAGATAAGTCAATCTTACCACCTAATGGCGGTGGGGCATGACTCAATTCCCCAGCTGAACTGTAGGTTGTGTAGGTTACTTCACTTACCCTAACAGGGCCGTTTCCGACCCGACTGTGTTCTGTATGTGCAGTTACCTGATTCACCCCCAAATCATACGTTCTAGTGTAATCACTGAGGACATTTAGGGGTTGTATTGGTGATAGTGTTACAGGGTGATCTGACATATATCTATTTATAGATTTACGTCCTTGTAAGGTGGCCGCCCTCGCAGTGTAAAAGCTTCTATAGCTATTAGAGGGAGAAAAGGAAGACGACCACCACACCACTGGTTATCCTAGAAGTTCGCCTAGTGTTGCGGGCCCAGCAACCCCATCAGCAACAAGTCCATTGGCAGTTTGCCATTCTTTCAAGGCACGTTCAGTTCCAGCACCAAAGATACCATCTGCACCAATACCTAGTGCTTCTTGCATCGTAGCAACTCCAACTGACTTCATACCCTTTCGTAGCACACCAATATCTTCTGGTGAAGGCACATCATCACTTGGAGAGGCAAAGGACTCATGGTCTCCAGCCTCACTACCTAGCATATGTAGTGCTTCTTTCCAGTGATGGATACGGTCTTCTAAACCAATATAACCACCATTGATGCGTTTAGTCATGGTTTTGATATCACCACTATCTGCATAGCGATTCAATCCGTTCTTGTTCCAGTACCATATGGCGGACATGAGAGCGGTCTCTTTGTCTTCTGAAACCATGTCTGGATTATCGACAACATCAACATCCATATCTTCTGCAAAGGAACTATAGTTCGCTTTACCTGTCAATTGGATTGGGCCTCTGCCACGATACTTCCACCCATCACCACTGTCGGTGTCACCGTTGTCCATACGATTTGCATAGACTACGTTAGCAATCATTTCTGGTTGCCTGTGATAGGGTTCTGCATCCCTAGCAGCACGTTGAAAGTACTTGCCAAAGATTGCATTCAGCGCCTTAGCACTGTAATTTAGGTTCTCAGAGAATACTCTCCAACCACCACTCTCATGTCCACACTGAGCAATGAATGATGCAATACGTTCTGGTGTATTGATTTCATACTTAGGGAACACTTCGTTCATTGCATCTACCCAACCTTCTGGGTCTTTACAATTAGGAAATAGTTCTTTAAATTGACTTGATGATAGCATTATTAACTCCTTTGATACTCATCGTTCCATCCAAAGGCATCTTTCACTACATGTTCTGAAAGTCCTTTGTATGCCTTATGCAATTTCTTGTCCTTAGCAGCGATAATTAAATCTGCTTCTGAGTGATGCAATCCTTCTAACATCTGGATAAACATGTTCTCCTTTTTGAATAGAGGAAGGGCATCATTACCACCTTTGATAAAGTGAAAAAGTTTCCTTGACTCCCTTCGAAGTACTGTATGTTCTGTACCAGCAACAGCTTCGTTTCTGGTGAATGGAACTTCTCCTTCTGGGATAACCCACTCTATAGCAGGATCGAAAGATGATTTGACAATCATTCGTAATTGTTCACAATCATGTTCTTTGAGAATTGCAATCTTCTCAGGTTTAGTTTTAGCGTTGTGTACTTTCTTTAAAATTTCAGAAAGTAACGGTGTATGCGTTTTCATATTAAAAGTCTCCAATATCGTTCATAAGATTTCTCAATCTTTTTTGTATAAAGTAATTTAGTAGTTTACTCCTGTCACCTTTAGGTTCTTCTCTGTAAGCTTCTAGAATCCTACCTGTTAGTTCCTCTGGAATACACTCTAAATCAATTAGTGTTTTGTTTCGTTGATAGTTACGCATCATCTCTTCATTGAAGACATCCTCTGGATTAGATTCAATCCAACCAGCGATCTTCTTCTTAGACATAGGTTTCTGTCGTAAGTCATCAACGAATGTATTATCTGGAGATAAGAAGTTTGGTACACCATCACTCCTATCACCCTTTAACACATGTTCCCTTATATATATAGACGGATCAATACCGTTGATAAATTTCTTCAGTACTGGACTATATTGTTTAACGAAGTTGTATTTGTGCAACTGGATGAAGTCCTTGTCACCAGACAGAATTAGAATGGGTTCAAACTCATTTGGAGTCTTAGCAATATGTTGACATATCACAGCGATACAGTCATCTGCCTCAGCACCTTCGACTTCAACAACCTTGTATGGGAAAGTCTCACGAATTTCATCACGAATGGCATTCAATGCATTAAAGATAGAATTCCAATCAAGGTCTGATTTTGCTCTATCCTTCTTACGGTTTGCCTTGTAGTTGGGAAAGTAATCCCGCCTCCAATACTTCTTACTGTCATAGGTAAGTACAAGTTCACCAAAGGCCTCACCAAACTTTGTGCGATATCCACGCAAAGAATTCAACACCATATGACGAACTAAGTCCTCATCGACTGACTTTGTTTTTGACTGATTTATTTGTACCATCAAATTACTGATGGTAACTTGGTTCATATCAACTATAATCATAATTTTCTCACTTTATTAATATACTATTATACCAAGTTTCTATCAGTCTGTCAATAGTTTTTTGGTCGGAGTAGTAGGATTCGAACCTACGACCTCTGCGTCCCAAACGCAGCGCACTACCAAGCTGTGCTATACTCCGTATCTGGAGCCCCTTGTCGGATTCGAACCAACCACCTAGGCATTACAAATGCCTTGCTCTACCAAATGAGCTAAAGGGGCGTTATATCTATGATTGTATTTTTGAGTATATCTTCATATATCCCATCATCCTTTAGAACGACTATACGATCACTTTGTGGACTAACAACAGAAATTATTTCTCCAATAGCAGAAAGTTCTTCACCGTTAATCCAATGTTTAAATCTTACCCTACTCTTCTCTGTCATTATCCTCACCAAACAATTCTTCAGACACATCACTTATCATATCAAGGTCAATGTCCATTGTAGGTATACCATCGTCTTCTGTATACGTTACGAACAGTTTTGTAAAATCTTGTAAGGGATGAGTCATACCACCATCCCTGTATATCATACTCTTAATCAATTCAATTAAGAATGCTGTGTCTCTCATAAAGCATGGATGTTCTGTGTCCATTCCATTCTCAGACATGTTGTGTATCATATTTACAACAAGTCCCTCAGTTAAGTTATCAGTGAACAACAT